TCTTAGGGGATTGCCAAACCTTCAAGATAAACTTGTAGACTCCAACGGTTGTCTTACCTGCAGCAGTTGAACCTTCAAGTGCTTCCAGTTCTGCATCATACTTTAGAAATGCTTTGAACTTAGGTGATAAGATTAATCGCAAATCGCTCATTCTTCATCAGTAACCTTCAATTGTTCGATTACATCATCAACCTTAGACTGCTTTGTTTCTAATCCACCTGACAGTTCAACTTTCTTTTGGAACATACCTAGATGTTCGCCTATTAACTTTAAAGCCGTATTAGCACCCTTACTATCAAAGGTAAATTCTGCATCAGAATCAACGTAAGAATGTGAATCTGAGTCCCACACTTTAACCGGAGTAGCTTGCATACATCTGTTTTTAACTTCAATAAGGTCTTTAAGTACATCGGCTGCAGTTATCTTAGCTTCTTGTGCAATCTGTTCCTTCAGCTTACACACGTACGCGGTAACGTTAGCATTTGCTAGCAGTCTACTAGAATTAGCAGATGCTGTTCTATCGCTTTTACAGTTAGTATATACTAACTTGTAAGCACGTATTGCGTTGAGATCGACCACATACTCTTCACAGAAACGCTTTTGCTTGTCTGTTAATTTCTTCATAGGCTTGCCCCTTTCTAATCATCATACACACATTGGAAACTATCAGCCGGAAAGCTAGTACATGGAAAGTTTAAACACAAAAGGAGTACTCATATGAATAGTTTTAGGGTGATTTCATTTCAAATGTTAAGCTGATAGCTTCGAATGTATGTACGAAAAAAACCACAAGCATTTCTGCTTATGGTTTTCGCCTACGCCCATTATAACATCAATTTTTAATAGACATGTCTTTATTTTATAAATTATACAAATCAAATTTATTATCACTCGAACATTGCTCATAATCATCGTATATTTCAGTTGCAAGTAGATGATTCGGATCCAATAACATAATCTCCGCCTTCTTTTTTTCTTTTTCAACCAGCAAGACAAATCTTAGTTTAGATTTAGTGTTAGAAATTTTACATTTTATAAGTTTTGTTTCATCATAGCAACAATTGTAACCATCTCTAAAAATCTTAATAAAGCGACTTCTTTTTTTCATTTGTTGTTTTATTTGAATCATCCAAATAACCAATTTCAAATCCCAACTCATCTAATTTACATTTGCATGGTGTTATATCTTCAATAAGCGTATAAATATCCACATTTTCAGGATTTCTTCTACTATTTGATTTAACATAATTGTTGAATTTCTGTTCCTTAAAATCTATACTGTGATGTTTTTTGAAAACAACATCGTATTCTTCACCAGCCCCTAATGTACGACGCGACAATGCGTTTTCAACCGAAAGCGTATTATTCGTATGAAGCGAATAAGGCACATTCAATTGTGCCTTATTGTTTTCATTACTAGGTTTTTCCTTAAATTTTCTATTAGGAAATTGATACTTATGAGATTTTTTTGCCATACTCTTCAATTATCTCCTCTGAAGGTATTTCAGAGCTATGATAAAAATCGTTTTTATCATAATGGTTCTTCCAACATAAGTCTTCATGTGATAAATCAACCAAACTAAAATCACCAGTATTTAAAATCCTATCCAAATAATCTGCAAAGAAAAGTTCAACCGTCTCATTCATTTCTTTTCTAAATCTAATAGCTGCATTGGTATCAAAATGCTTTCCAACTTCAGTTTTAAAAGAATCATAAACTTGACGATCAACAGGACCATAAGCCCACGCTTCAAAATTTGCATGAAATAAATTAGGTGATAAATTTTCGAATAGATACTCAGCTTCAGATTCTTTTGACATTTTTACAAACTTTGCCCAAAATGCGAATAAAAAATATAAAGCCTTTTGTAATTTTATAGGGGTAATTGGCTTGTTGTATTTTTGGCAATAATAATATTTTAAATAATTCACTAATTCAGTCTTATCTAAAATATATTTCTCCATCCTTTCGTTTCCCATATGTTAGTCCTCCTAAGACAACCATATCATATCATATTCTTGAAAATCTGCTTAAAACAAGTTCAATTTGTTTATTTACGCTGTCCTTATTGCTACACATCTCTGCTGCCAACTCCCTTAAAGTTTTCTTGAACTTATAGCGTTGCTCGATTAGTTGCATATCTACCTCATCCAGCTTGTTTAGCTTCACTTGCACACGACTGATCAAGTATAGCAGGTCCTGCTTTTGCTTTATAAGTTGGTCCTGCTCCTGGAATAGTTCAAGCATATTGATATCACTATAAATCCTAGTACCTTTTTGATACTTTGCCTCTTCTGGGCTCATGATTCTAGGACTACCAATCGAAGTAAGCTGTGCATCAATCTCAGCAATACGTTCATTTACCATCTCAAGTTGTTTCTTGTATTCGTAGTGATTGCGTAGCTCACGATCAATCACTTGCAAATCTTCTCTGTATGGATCTTCGTAGTTCATTTGTTGTCCTCCTTCAGCTTCTTATGTAGGCTGTTTCGCTTTACTTGTAGCTCGCTTAGTTGAATCACCGACTTACTTATTTCTCGGTCCTCAGACAGCCCGTAATGATGCTGTGCAACAATTTGGGCACGTCTTGATAGTAGTGCTAGATTGCTCAGTTCTAAATTATCTCTGTCCTTATCCAAGAACGTTACGGTGTAGTCCTTTGGAATAGGCCCGTGTGCTTCTTCCCAAATGAGTCTGTGTGTAAGCTTCCATTGGTTCGGCTCTGCCACTTTTGTTTGGAAGTAACCATCCGTGTTTTTGACAGTTGTCCCTACTGGAAGATGGTTCTTAGGGCAATGCCCTTTTTTAAATCTAGTCTTCTCGCTGTTTGGAATTCTGAAACTGTGATCGCCCTTATGTTTGTCGACTCTACCCTTTTCAAACCAACCAGTTAAGCCGCTAGAAACTTTATGATTTTTCTTCCAAGTTTTTAACTGCTGTGGTTTTCGTTGCTCCCCAAAGTGTTCATTAAACTTATTGGTCAGTTCTACGTTTCCAGTCCCTTTAGCATTGTCATAGATCCATTGTTCTTGTTCATCAGTGAATACTCTGTTACTTGGCTTCATGAGTTTTACTCTCTAAAAGCATGTCGGGAATCTGCACAGTATCACGTCTTCCCCATTCCATCTGCGTCTTCGTTGCTTCCAATGCTGTTTTTGCGTTGTTAACAAGAACATTGCCAACTTTTGTGATTGCATCAGCTCTTGCTATCTCTTTTTCAAGCTCTTCCTGCGTTAGATCCTCATCTCCTAGTCTTTCTAACTCTGCAAAAAGGTGATTGTTCAAATCCATTAGTGTATTTCTTGGCATTTCATTAGCCCTCCTAAAGTTTATTTCTTCTTTCCATGAATGCTTGTTCGATTAGACCTTTTACGGTCTCAACTGCTTTTATCTGTTCTTCGTATGGTTCCCTTCCATACATTTTTTTCTTTGCTTGAAGAAGTGACAATTCTGTTTTGAATATTTTTCTAAGGTCTTCTATTGAAAAAATCGGTGTTTCAAGAGCTTCAAATATGGTCATCATACTGCATTAGCTTTTCAACAATTCTCTTGAACTTTTGTTCCATCAGAAATAAGTCAAAGCTATTAACATCTGTGTGTTGATTGTTTCTTTTTGCCTTTTTTACTTCTTCGATTTTTTCGTATAGAATACTACCCTGCTTTTTTAACTTCTCAAGTTCTTTATACTGAATCATCTATCTCCATCTCCTGCTAATCTTGCTAGGCTCGTTACAACAATTCCAAAGAAATAGCCTAGTACAAAACATACTGCTCCTGTTAGAAACATTATTTTTCACCTACTTTCTCGATTTCTATCATCACTCCAGGGTGCCAAGTCCAAATCTTGCTTAGGTTCAATTGAACGATGTTCTTGTCATCTTTGAAGAATCCTAGTTCCTGCATTACGTCCTGTAGAATTTTGTTTGCGTTATCTAAATCAGGTTTATTCGTACACGACTCACCATTTTTGTGCTTACCTGCAGGAAAGCCCCAGATGATACTCAATGCGATCGGACCATCAAGAGGTTTGTCAGGAACATATGCAGCTAGATGTGCACGATACTTGTTTCTCGCATCGACTGCGCTGCTATTTGCATAAATAGTCTTGGTCTTGAAGTTGACCTTTTTTTGTTGTGCCGTAGTAGTCGGTGGAATCATTTGTAGAAATATCTGCATTATTATTTTTCATCCTCTTCTTTCTCGCGCGTTAGGGATGGAGCGTGTGATGTTGGGAATATGCCCGCACCTTAAGCGGGGCATTTCCCTACTCACACACATCCCTGTCACACACCTGGGACATTTACAAATGTA